GCAGCTTCATCCGACGTGTGGGTAAGCGACAGCGCGGCAAGCGGAATATGGGTCGATGGCCCGTCTGCAAGCGACACATGGACGGACGACTAGATAACTGCTATATTGCCAGTAACACAAGGATTTTGATATGGCGACGACAACCAATTACAACTTTAACAAGCCGACGGTTGGTGGCTCCCAGAACACTTGGGGCGCAGACCTTAACGCAAACTGGGATAGCATTGATGCCATCCTAAGTGGTAGCACTTCAATACAGCCAAACCTGATTGCTGGAGCGTGGCAGGTTGGCGGAGTTGCCATAACTGCAAGTGCAGCAGATATAAACAATTTAAGCAACTTGAGTAACGTTACCGCGACTTCGGCGGAATTAAACGTCTTAGACGGCATAACTGCAAGCACCACTGAGCTAAACTATGTTGATGGTGTCACCAGCAACATCCAGACACAGTTGAACGGTAAGGCAGCTACAGGCATTACGATTAGTGCAGGTGGTGGTTTAACGGGTGGTGGAAGTCTGAGTGCTAACAGAACTATTAGCCATGCAGCCACATCGTCTCAGGCATCTGTGAACAACTCTGGTGGTAACTTTATCCAAGACATTTCTGTAGACACTTATGGCCACATTACAGGTATTAGTACCGCCAGTATTTCGTCTGGATTTTCAGCGTCTGCTGGGACAAACGGTTATGTAACTCTTCCAAACGGCATTAAGCTCCAATGGGGGCAGGTTTATGTTCCCGCAAACTCTTTAGTAACGGTTAATTTTCCATCAGCGTTTAGCTCTAGTTGCTTTAATGTGCAGACCACTATCAATCAATCAACTGCTGCCGCTGGCAACAAATCAGATTTTGCGTTTGTCAGCAGCCTGACAACCACGTCATTCAGAATAAAGATAGGTATTGACTACTCATATACCGTGTATTGGTTTGCTGTGGGTTATTAAGAAATGCCGCTGATCCCACTTGACATCCCCGCAGGCTTCTACCGCAACGGCACAGACCTTGAACAGTCTGGCCGCTGGCGTGACGGGTCGTTAGTTCGCTGGCGTGACGGATCATTGCGCCCGATTGGCGGATGGGAGGAGCGAATTACATCATTCAGCACTGACCCAATTCGCGGAATGCACACTTGGGAAGATTTGGGCAGCACAGCATGGATTGCTGGCGGCTCTGCGTCCGAACTGATCGTATCAACAGCATCTGGCATCACATATGACATCACCCCAGCAACCCTAACAACTGGCCTTGTGGATGCGCAGGTTTTGACTGGTTTTGGTAATTCGTTCTTTGGAACTGGTTTTTTTGGCCAGCCTCGCCCGAACTATGGCAACTACTCAGAGGCCACAACGTGGTCACTGGATAACTGGGGTGAATACCTTGTTGCGTGTTCGCCAAACGATGGGCGCTTACTTGAATGGCAGCTAAACACAGCAGCAGACGCAGCGCCAATCGCCAATGCGCCAGTCAACAACAGCGGCCTAATTGTGACTGAGGAGCGCTTCCTGTTTGCGCTTGGCGCTGGCGGAAACCCGCGTAAGGTGCAGTGGTCAGACCGTGAGGACAACACAACGTGGTCGCCGTTATCAACAAACGAGGCTGGCGACATTGAGTTGCAGACATCTGGCCAGATCATGCAGGGTATTCGTACTCGCGGCCAAACGCTTATAATCACCGACGTGGACGCTCACACAGCGCGATACCTTGGCCCGCCCTATGTGTACGGCTTTGAGCGCGTTGGCACGTCCTGCGGGGCCATTTCTCGCAAGTCAGCATCAGACGTTGACATCGGCGTATTCTGGATGGGCCAGCGCGGGTTCTTCCGTTTTGACGGCAACAGCGTGTCAGAAATCCCGTGCGATGTGCATGACTATGTATTTGGCGACATTAACCCAGCGCAAATTTCAAAGGTGTGGTCGTTTGCAAACGGCCAGTTTGGCGAGATTTGGTGGTTCTACCCATCCGCGGCCAGCTTGGAAATCGACAGATACGTTGCATTCGACTACAAAGAGGGCCACTGGATTATCGGTGAATTGTCTCGCACATCAGGCGTGCAGCGTGGTGTGTTTAAGTATCCGCTGATGGCGTCCATTGGCGCCAATATTTACGATCACGAAATCGGATTTAACGTGGATAGTTATAACATTTTTGCGGAGACTGGCCCAATTTCCATCGGCGCAGGCGATCAAGTTATGCGTGTCACCGACTTAATCCCAGACGAATTAACGCAAGGTGATGTAGGCGTCACGTTCAAAACACGGTTCCACCCCAATGACACTGAGCGTACATATGGGCCATACTCACCGTCAAACCCAACGTCTGTACGCTTCACAGGTCGGCAGGTCAGGATGCGTGTCGATGGGGTAAGCCCAGCCGCATGGCGCGTGGGTAATATGCGGATTGAAGCTAAAGCGGGTGGCCGCAGATGACGGCTCCCGTACTACCCCCAATCGGCCCAGACCTGCGCCAGTGGGGTAGGCAGCTTAATGCGTATTTGCAGCGCAACCTAACCAAGCTGTTCTTTAAGGCAAGTGACGACAACCCGTCTGAAAACGGCGTTATGCTGTGGGATGAAACAGGAGGCTACCCTGTCGTATCTAAAGACGGCACGTTCCGCCAGATTGTGCTTGCGGATGGCTATGCATTTTTTGGCCAGAATAACAACATAAACGCAGCATCGGCGAACACAGCATACGCAATAACGTATGACGCGCCTCCAATGTCTAGCGGTGTCTCGCAGGGGTCGCCTGCAAGTCGCATCGTGTTCAATGAGGGCGGCACTTACTTGCTGGCGTTTTCGGCGCAGGTTACGTCAACGTCAAGCAGCACAGTGACATTTCGGTTTTGGCCACGCATCAACGGCTCTGACGTTGCTGGCAGCACAATCGTAGCAAACCTGCACCAAAACGATGCCACGTTTGTTGTGTCGCGCTCTGCCATATTCCAAGTAAACGCTGGCGATTACCTTGAGGTTATGTGGGCAACGACGTCAACGTCAGGCTATCTGCAAGCGGCGGCTGCAACGGGTTATGCTCCAGCAGCGCCAAGCACATCACTGTCAGTAACGAGGATTAGGGCGTGAGTGAGTTAGAACGTTGCAGGGATTGGATTGAAGCGGCGCTAAAGCGTTCAGGTGGAATTAACACTTGGGCAGAGGTCTGCGAGAAAATAAAGTCAGGGCATATGCAACTTTGGCCCGCCCCAAAGGGGTGTTTAGTCACTGAAATTGTGGTATACCCTAATACAAATGCCATAAACATCTTTCTCGCAGGCGGAGAATTGGATCAAATTTTACAAATGACTGAAAATGTGAAAGAATGGGCTAAATTGCAAGGCTGTTCGTTTGCTTCTTTTAGCGGAAGATTTGGATGGCAGAAACCTTTGGAGAAAGCTGGCTGGAAGGCCCACTCCGTAACAATGCACTTGGAGATTTAAGATGGGGTCATCCTCTCAACAGGAAACAAAAGTCCCAGCATACATTGAGGAAGCTGGTAAGGCTGCGCTTGCGCAAGCTGGCAAAATTCAAGATATGGGCTACACCCCATACATGGGTCCAGATGTTGCTGCGATTAACCCATATGAGCAAGCCGCCTCGCAGAATGTTGGATCAATGGCATCTGCATTTGGCCTTATGGCTCCAGCCGCACTGGATATGTCAGGTATGCCGACGGTTACTCAAGGTGGGGTGACTGGATATAGCTCTTACCCAGCAATGAAATCTGCACTTGAGCGACTACGCGAAACTCGCCCTGACCAGTATGAATACTTTTCAAACCTAACTCAGTTTGACCCGATCACTGGTTCACTTAATGAAGGCTTTACTCCAATTGGCCAGCCGCAGGTACCAGTAACCCCAATGCCTCAAGTCCCTAGCGGCGGCGGTGATTCTAGTTCGATCTATAATTTCCCCCGCCCATCGTACACGTCAGTTGACGGCGGCACGACAATTAGAACTAGGCCACAGGCGCGCCCAATCAATCTGGGATCATCCAGTGGTCAATCTGGCGGTTTATTCTCTGGCCTAAGGTCAGTGGGCAACAGCATACTTGACTCATTAGGAGTAGTGTAATGGGTACTTCACCAAATCAGCCAACGCAAAACGTGTTTCAAGGCGCGGCTCAGGCAACTCAGCAGGCTGGGCAGACATATGGCAACCTAGCTAATTTTCAAGCGCCAACCGTGCAAGGTCCAAATCTGGCTCAAACAAACATGACGCCATACATGAACCCATACACGCAGAATGTGATCAGTAACACACAGCAAGACATTATGCGTCAACAGCAAATGTCTCAAAACCAGTTGGGCGCTCAGGCGACAGCGGCTGGCGCATTTGGCGGTTCACGTCACGGAGTTGCTCAAGGCACAATGGCTGGTGAGTATGGTCGCATGGCTGGCGATATTGCTGCGCAGCAGCGACAGCAGGGGTTCGCGAATGCGCAGCAGCTTGCTATGCAGAATGCTCAGATGCAGCAACAAGCGAACCTTGCAAACCAGCAAGCTGCTTTGGCGGGGGCTGGGGTTCAATCTACAGGCGCGGCAGGGCTTGGCGGAATTGGTCAGCAAGCGTTTGGAATGGGCCAAGCAACTCAGCAGGCTATCGCTGGTCAAGGTCAGCTTCAGCGCGGCATTCAGCAGGCTCTGATCGACGCATCCAAGATGCAATACGGTCAAACCACAGGCGCACCTCTTGCTGGTCTTGGGGCATTGTCTCAAATCCTTGGCAGCACGCCTTACGGCACGACAACAACGAAAAGCCAACCTTTCAACCCAGCATCCTTGCTGATGCTGCTTTAATGGTGTGACATGGCATTAACTTGGCAACAGCATCAACAAAACATATTCGGCGGAGAGAGTGGCGGCGATTACGACGCTCTATACGGATACCAAAATAGACCAGACTCCGCATTCAGCAATGTTAAGGTGTCTCAGATGCCAGTTGGTGATGTTGTAAATTTTACAGACCCAAGCGGCACATATGGTCAGTGGGTTAAGGGCCAGATTGGCCGTGTAGCCACGCCAGTTGGTGCATATCAGGTTGTCGGGAAAACATTACGCGCTGCGGTTGATGCGCTG